TGATGCCTTTGATGCATGGAACTCGTTTCTCAATTCCCCCGAAGCTCTTTTGGATGGCCCGGTGCCTGCGGTTTGATCGCCGGCAGGCATGTAGGGGGATTGGGGTTAGGCTGTGGCGGCGATATCAGCTTCAGCCATCTCGCAGAAGAAGCTGCAGCTAGGCAGCTTCTCGTTACGCGCGATGGGACCAACAGGAAGGTCGCGCAAAGGGAATCGCTCATCTTTCCTAGGCCCTGACCGGTAGCGAAGAAACCATGAACCGGGCCCCAGCTCGTCCTGCACTAAACACCGCTGCTCGAACACCTCTGGGAAGTCTTCGCGAATCGCGCGCCAGTACCCTTCGCCGCCTTTTGGGCAGGCAATGCAGTTCGCGTTGTAATAGCCGATGCGATACATGGCAGGCAGTTCGATACCGGCTCGCTCTATGATGGCTTTGCAGTCCTCTTTGCCCAGGCCTCGATCTATCAGCGGTGCAATCACTGGTCGGTCTGGGTTTCTTTCTCGGAAGTCGTCCAGCCGATCGGTCTCTTCGGCGGTGTAGCCGAAGACCATCACGTCACCAGGTCGATCGTAGGTGGAGAGCAGCCTGCGCTTAAGCAGCGTCGAACAAGGCGCTCCATGAGGCCCCTTCATGTATCGTTCGCGTAGGAACACGTTCTGCACGTCGGCCCCGTATTTCTCGTCACGAAGCACAGTGATCGGTTGCCCGAACCAGATTTCACAGTCCTGGGCGAACCGCCGGTTGTCGTCGTGCTCATTTGCCAGGAAGGCGTTGATTATCTGCACATCGTGAGTTGCGCCATATTCGGCCAGAGCCAGTTTGGTGGCCACCGCCGAAGCAGCACCGCAGCTGAACTGGCAAACGATTCTGTTACTCATGGCCTTGGCCCCTTGTAGATGAAGACGTAGGCGAACCAGAGGGTGGCGGTCATGGCTTTGTCTCCGCTCTCGATTTGTGCAGCTGCTGGATTCGGTAGTCTTCGGCAGTGCGCGAGCAACCACCACCCTGACACCCATGCTCATGGCAATCCGTCTTGTTGCAGATGGCGCGCATGCCGGTGCCCCCGCAGTAGCTGCAGCTGTCGCCGGTATGGGTGGGGCACGGATACACCTCGCCGGGCGCTCCATGCCGTTGAAGGCGAATCGGCAGCATCCCGGTGCCAGCGTCCGGTACGCTTCGCGGTGTGGCGATCATGGCGTCACACTCCCGAAGTTGAGTTTGTTTCTGAGGTTTGCGGCAGCAATAGCGGCGGAAGGCACGTCGCTGTAATAGCCGCCAAAATGCGTTTCGTTGTTGGCTTTCACAGTGACAATCCATTTCCCCTTGCCGCCGTGCCAATATACACCCCGCGCACCGCTCGCCCCGCGCCCAGCTTGCGACTTGTTGGATGTCTGCTTGTAAGCCTGATTTTCGGAATGTGTTGCAAGTCGCAAGTTGATCCAGCGGTTGTCATCTCGGACACCGTTGATATGGTCGACCTGCATGTCTTCAGGCGGGTAACTCCCCGTCATATACAGCCAAGCCAGTCGATGGGCCTGATGCTTTACCTCGTCGATGGATATCTTCACGTACCCATCCTTATCGAACTGACCAACCTTTGGCCGGCGGCGACCGAGATGCGTGAATTTCCCTGTATCTGGGTCGTAAACGACTTTCTCCAGAAGACGGGCATGGGTAAGCCTTCGCGTTTTCATGGTCGAACGCATCCTTGCCGCTATAGCGGCTGACTTTGAAGGGGGAGGGGTTACAGGTTTTTTGCGGAGAACGAAATTGCTCGACGAACGTCTGCTAAGGCTTGGTTGTACCCTTCGACTCGTTCATCGTTACGCCCATCTGCCGAGTTGCGCTGCGCGGGAAGAGCCACCGCTACCGGCGCGGGCTGCTCGGCGTAGAGCGGTGTTAACTCAACCTCTTCAGGACGCCAAGGGTCTGAAACTTTCGCGCCGTACTGAAGCCATTTCGAGCCGCTGGCCTTGCACAGATATGCTACTGGCTCCGCTTTGGGCTTGGCTTCAAGCAACGCGCGCAGGTCAGATTCGCGTCCGCCGAAATCCAGAAGATCCTCATGATCAACGAGCCACTGAATAAGCTCACGCGGCACGCCGTCAATCGTTTGGTTGGTGGTCATGGCTTCTGTACCTGAGTAATTGCCGTCAATGCAGCACTGAGGCATGCGGCCGCTCGCTGACGAGTAAGGCACGTCACCGTCACGACAGTTAGGCTTGAACCGCCTTTGGCCGTCCAAGACTTATCAGGGTTCTGCGTTACCTCAATTACGTGACTCATAAATCACCTCAGCAAATCAGTTGTGCCAGTGCCAGCAGGCACCAGCAGTAGGCGGGGAGTTGGGTTAGGGCTCGTCGTATTCCATGGGCGGCATCTTCGCGGTGCCGATCATGCGGAAGTCATGCGCACCCTCGGCTGGCTTGAGTGCAGCTTTAGCCTTGATCGCCGAAATGATCTGAACGAAGTTGGCGCATCGCTCGTCGGCATCCATTACCGACATTGCCAAGTTGCAAGCCGCCTCAACCTCAAGCAATGCCCATGATTGTTGGTCAGCCCGCTCATCCGCTGCGGTCAGGCGCTGTTGTAGTTCCTTCTCGCGGCGCTCCGAGGCTACGGCGCGCTCGGCGGCATCCAGAAACAGGCGGGTCACGTTGTCGAAGTCTGATGCGCGCACGCACAAAATGTTGGATGCCTCGTGGCACCAAAAGCTTTTTACCTCGCTCATACAGCTTCCCTCGTTACCAGATCATGGGCATTCACAACCGTCATGCCGAGGCGTTCGGCGATCAGGACTTCCAGGCGGGCACCCTTTGAATGCTCCCAGCCGGGCAGGGTGGCCACGGTGTCGCAGTCCATCAGGGCGGCAATGTCGCGGCGCATGCAGTCGTTCCAGGTGCCGCCGTCGGGGTTGAGTTCGGCGGGGTTGGTGACGGTGTGGCCGCCGGCGCGCAGGTTGGTGGTCATGGCGTGGAAGGCGGCGAAGTTGAGGCCGGGCAGGCCGGTCATGGGGCCGCTCAGGTAGATGCGCTTCATGCGGCCACCTGCTGTTGTTCCTGGCTCAGCGCCTGCTGGACCGCGTGAATGATCCGCTCGAGGTAGGCGTAGTCGGAGTTTGGCTCGGTGGCGTCGTTGGTCAGGTGCCACCACTCATCGCCGAACAGCTTCGTCATCAGCTCACTGTGCGCACCGTGGAGATATTCGATTGATGGCGAGTCGCGCAGATCCTCTGCCTCATCGAACCGCTCGCGGGCCTCGTCTGCGCCGTAACAAAACTGGCGGCGTTCTTTCAGGACCAGGCGCTGCGCTTCACTTGCAAGCGCGTCACCGCTGAACCTGCGCGGGCTCATCGCCTGGTCGAAGTAGCCGATGATGTAGCCGGTGTTCAGCTTGCAGAAGAACTGCCCGATGCTCAGTCCATCCCACATGCCACCCCAGTAGGCGGTCCAGCTCCTGCCCCAGCAACTGACGGTGATCTTGCCCTTGCATGGGGCCAGGTCCTCGAGGAACACGGTGATCGGGTCAAGGTTCGGTGCACCGGTGATAACCAACTTGGTGACTGTCGAACGCTCTACCTGCAGCGGCGCGGTCGGTTTGTTTTCTGTAGGCATGGTGAGTCCTTGCCGGGCCATGCCCGGGCGGTGGAGTGGGGGAGTTACGCGGCGCGTACTTGGCGTTGCTCGGTGCGCCATGGATCGTTGGCGCGTGCCAGCGCTGCCATTGGAGGCGGGCTGACGCTGTTGCCGCACATGTGCACCTGTTGGGTTTTGGTGAATGGCTTGCCGTCGGCTCCGTGGCTGATGATGTAGTCGGCTGGGAAGCCCTGGGCCTTGTACAGTTCGGACGGCTTCAGCATCCGCAGGCAGATGTCGACGATTACGTAGGGGGTTCCCTTGACCATCACTGTCACCATGGCCAGGCGGTCCTTGGTGGTGATCGTCGGTGCCGGTGAGTCGCAAGCGCTGATGTTCTCCGTGCCGTAGTAGCTGATCAGGAAGGCGGCAACGCGCAGGGCGCCGGCCTCATGCTCTGGCGACAACGTGAACGACACCAGAGAGCTCTTTCCGCCACCACCGGCAGTAATGGTCGGCGCCGGTTCTTCCAGGCGCTGGCCAACACTGGCGCCGAATGCCCGCTCCATGAATGCGCTGACCAACCCGTGGTGCTGGCCGCCGGCGCTGATGGTGTGCAGCGGGTCGTTAACGTCCCGGGCATCGCAGTTGCCGCGCAAGTGCACCAGGTTCGCCGCCACCAGCTGTTGCTGGCTGCCAGTGTTGGTCACCGTGGTCATCGGTTCCTCGATGCTCTTGGCGTCGGTGGTGTTGAAGCCGCCATTCATCTGGGCCATGAACACAGTGGATATGCCCATGGCGTGAGCGGCACCGGCCGGGCGCTGATAGTTGCCGCCGCTGGTGATGGTCGGCAGTGGTTCGTCCAACGCTTTGCCCGCGTCGTTGAAGCGGAACTTCACCAGGTGCGCCGCCGCGATCGCACGGTGGCTGCGCGTCATGAGCGTACCGACTGGCTTATCCACTGCTACCGGCTCCCCGGCATAGACCGGGCCGCCGGCACCGACCATCACAGGGCTGATCAGCGTCAGCTCGCCGCGGTTCGCGCAGGTCACTGTCGGCAGCGGTTCAAGTGGGTCATTGATTCGGTCGCTGCCCTGGTGGGTTGCCGGGGCAATGATCGGGCTGACCACCGAGAAGGCGCCGCCCTTCGGGTAGGAGGTGACGGTGCGCAGCGGCTCATCGGCAGACTGCACTGCCTCGCCGGACCAATTGGCAATCGGCACAATGAATGGCGAAGCGCTGTCGATGACGAACTTCTTCATGCCCTTGGCAACGCGGCGCAGGGTGGCCGGGGCCAGGTCCTTTTTCCGGCCAAAAATGCTTTTGCCCAGGTCGCTGAAGTCGATGCAGTCGGCGGCGGTCTTCCACTTTTGCTGGCCCTTGGTGGGGTTCTTGGCGTGGGTTGGCTCCGGCCACACAATCGGTTGGCCGTCGCACCTGGCGATCATGAACAGGCGTTCCCGGCTGGTCGGCGCGCCGAAGTCGCAGGCCTTGATGACCTTCCACTCAACGACATAACCCATGCCTTCCAGCAGGGCCACGAAGCGGCGCCAGGTCCGGCCGCGCTGCTTGGGATCTGGTATCAGGAACTGCTGTCCCACCGGCACGACCTCGCCAGGTGCCGCGACATTGCCGTCCAGCTTCACCACGCGCCCGGTGGTCTTGTCGCGCTTGGCGATCAGTCGGCCCCACTGCAGGATCTGCTTCACGTTCTCCAGGCTGATCACCCGGGGCCGCTTCATACCTGCCCACTTGAGCCCGATCCATGAAAGGTTCCGGATCTCGCGCTTGCGCGGCTGCCCGCCGGCGGCCTGGCTGTGATGCGTGCAGTCCGGGGACATATGGAACCAGCCGACCGCTCGGCCGCCGCATTCGGTGTCTGGGTCACCTTCGAAAACGTCGGTCGTGAAGTGCTTGGCGCCTGGGTGATTCACTGTGTGCATGCTGATCGCTTGCGGGCTATGGTTTTTCGCCACGTCCACCGTACGGCCCAGGCCCATTTCCAGCCCGGTACCGGCACCGCCACCACCACAGAACCAGTCGACAACGATCTCATCGTCCTGAGGGTTGAAGCCGAGCCCGTATTGGGTTTTGAAATCGAAGGGGTGTTTCTTCTGTTTTGCGGACATAGGGGATCCTCACCGATTGGCGATAACTGAAATGATGTGCCTTACTCGTCGTTCAACTTTGAGCAAGGGGTAGGGCAATGGCGCCGATGACACGTCAAAGAACAAAAGCGTATTTCGATTGGGCAGCTGTACGCGTGCCGTATTCGAGCAGGGAGGAGACGCTGCCGAACGGTGTGTTTATTGAGGCTTGCGGCCGGCAGCTAAGCGGCGGGCAGATCCAGCTTTTTGTTGGCGTCCACACCGCCGAAGGAAAGCCCGTCCTCGAGGACTACACCGATAATGCTCAAGGCATGACTGTCCAAGAAGCCATTGACTGGGGTTTTGATCGTGGTCGAAGTGTCGCCAATGGACAAAAGTAAGAGTGAATGAACGCCCCTTTCGGGGCGTTTTTATACAATCTGAGCAAGGGGGTGTGACATAGGTGATTCTCGCCGGCTGGCGGGATTCGTTGATATGGGGTAAACAAAGCGATCAAAATCTAGGAGGCAAAAATGCAGGGACTTAAAGTTGCGCTAACTACAGTGCTATGCGTCAGTTCGTTACTCTCCTGTCTAAGCTGGGCTATGTCGGCGTCTGCGCATGCCTCCGCTGGGCCGGGAACTTCTGTCAGTTGGGTGCATGCCGACGGAACCGAGACTGACCTCGAAGCAACGATGAAAAAGCAATCGAAGTGGAACAAAATTGCTGCAGCACTCGCTTCACTGGCGGCCATTACGCAAGCCGCCCTTGTTCTTGTTCCCTAGTCATCGGCTATTTGTTCAATGCTGGCGTGATTTGTTGATATGGGGTATTACGGGTGACCGGCATGGAGCCGGATCAAGGAGAGGTTATGAGCGAAGAGCATCGCAAGTTGATTGGAATACCTGACGGGCATGAACTCAAGCACACCGGCTCAAAGAGCGAGCAACGCAAAGGTCGCGATACTGACATCGATTATTACGATGAGCTAAATGAAGCGGGAGAAGTGCTGGCCAGCTATGAGGTGCGAGACAGCATGTCCATCTACCCGCCGCAAAACAGTACCTTGTCTTTCAAAAAGCTTTGATTTAGCCCGTCACCCGGCGGCGCGTTTAAGCTGTTCAGTGAGTTGCGTGGGCAGATTGCGCAGAGTCAGCGTGCCGCCGGCTTCGTCGAACTCGATCTTGTCGCCTAGCAAGTGCGCTTCGAAGCTGATCGACATGCCTTCAGCCCGGCCGGTGAAGCGCCGGAATTTGTTGAGCGTCTTCTTGTCCGGTGGCAGAGTCTCGGAAAGTCCGTAGTCCTTCGCCTTGATGAAGTCGTAGAAGTTCTTCGGGCGGTCTTCGTCGATCAGGCCCGACAGTTCGTCCAGGGTGATCGGTTCGCCCAGCTTGGCCTGAGCCATGGAGTAGCTGACCAGGGTGTGCGTCTTCTCGCGGGCCGCATCTTCGACCATGTCCTCGCTTTCCACGAAGTCGCTGAACGCCTTTAGCAGCGTGCGCGTTTCGCTAGGCGCGTCGATCCCTTCCTGGCAGCCGATGAACTCGCGGAAATAGTCGTTGAGCTTCCTGCCCTGCTTGCCCTTCAGATACGAGATGTACTGTTTCGACCGGCGGTTGGCCTGCCATTCGCTGATGTTGATGCGCGCGGCCAGGCGGATGTGATCCAGGTCTAGGCGCTTAACTGTCATCAGGGCTAGTTCTTCGGTCATGGTCACCGCTTCGGTTTCCTGCACCAGGGCGATGACCAGGTAATCGGTCAGGCCTTGCTGGTAGTGGCAGAAGAGGGCGTGCCCACCGGTGGTGAGGTTCGACTCTTCCATCAGCCTGGTCAGGTGCTCGACGGCTGTGGTGCTGAATTCCAGAAAATCGGTTCCACCGGCCAGGTACTTGCCGAGCCAGCTGCTGAATGGGTGTGCACCTGATTCCTGGTGGAAGAACCCCCAGCCCTTACCGGCCGTGGCGATGTAGATTTCGTTGAGCTGGCTCATCAGGTCGTCGCGGGCCTGGCTTTCGACCTGTTCGGATGCGCCCAGGAACAGCACAGCCGGGCTACCGTCGGGCTTCTTATCAATCTTGTGGATGACGCTGTGGCGAATGGGCATTGCGTTTACCTCAGGTAGGCGCCGCCCTCCGTGACCGGTGGTGGCAATTTGATTTCGTATGGGGTATTCAGTACTGTCTAATAACAAAGCCGATCAGGGAGTGGCTATGACCGAAGCTGAAAAAGAAAAGCTTGACGCAGCGAAGCGTGTTTACGAGCGCTGTATTGAAATTAGGAACTTCGAAATTGGTCAGCTAACCAATCGAAACAACTTCCTTATGATTTTTCAAGGTGTTTTGTTCGCTGGGCTAGTGCAGTCGGTTGGTACTTTCCCAGTTGTGTCATTTATGGCATGTATTACTGGTGGGCTTGTATCGTGGTATCAGACTAAGATCGCAGCAGGCGCAAAGTACTGGCAGGAGCACTGGGAGGCAGAACTGCGAGATTCGGAAATAAGGCTCTTGGCCATACTTGAGCAGCGGCCGGATAGAGACCCTGTAAGACTTTTCTCGCAAAAGAAAGAGGATATACGCGAAGCGGTCAAGACAAGGCTGGAGAGCGGCGGCACCGGCGTAGTCATGAGGTATCTCATCCTGAGAAAGTTTTCAGTGAGCAAGGTTCCTATACAGCTTGGGGTTGCACTTATGGTTGTATGGAGCATCTTGCTCATTTGCACCGTGAACTTCGGCTGGAGCATTTCGGTGCCGGAATTTATCACCGGTTTCAAGCATTAGAGCTCGGTTCAATTATCTCGTCGCCGGAATTTCTTTGAATTTCGTACATGCTTTGACTATGAAACAAGCGCGCCACGTTTTCGCTAATCACGATTTCGTGGCGCGGATACCGCAAGAACTCGATCAACTCGTCGTCGCCCATCAAGTCCATCTTCATGATTGCGATCTGCAGGACTTCGCTGATGATTGGCGTTTTGCCTCTGGCGCAGATCCGCTCCATAGCCTGTTCGATACCCGGCCTGACCTTGTGCCGCAATTCCTTCTCGGCGACCGCCAGGCGCTTCTGCGCAGCTTTGGCTGACCGCTCCTGTACTGATTTGGCCATGACCTACCTCTTCTATTCCGCTGGCCGGCAGTGCGAGCCAGGTTTGACGTTTGCGTTGCTGGGGGCGGGCTATGCGGCGCATCGAGTGGCCCTCCGGACCAGCTTTGGATAGTCGATCCCGTGCGTCGCGATGATCCACTCGAATGCCTTGTTGCCGATCGCCAGCTTCCCGCAGCACTGCCGGCGGGAAATCCCCAGTTCCTTGAAGGCCTTGATGCGCTCGGCGAACTTCGCGTCGCGCTCCTTATCGACCGTGTTGTGCACCAAGTTCCGGGCGCCGCCTCTCGTTGGCGCCTTGAACGTGATGTCGTACCGGGCGGCGTAGTTGTAGATGAGTCGCCGGCTGACACCGAGTGCAGCAGCTACTTCGGTTTGGGTGTGCGTAACGCCGAGTTGACGTATTTGCTCAGCGAGCTTGAGTCGTTCCTGGGTGCGGATATCGTCCTTATCGAGTGGTTGGGGAGACGCTTCAACCCGCCGCCGAACAAACGGCTTCGGCGCTGGCGGCTCCCGAGGCATATACACGACCGGCTTCGGTGGCGGCGGAGGCTCGGCAATATCGATTTCGCCGCCGGCCGCCACAAACTCGGCGACCTGGGCCGCGAGTTCATCCGAGGCCGGGCGTAGTGCCTCGACCAGGCTTAGGTGGTTGCTGATCATGAAGGCCTCACTTGATGCGTATCGAGCTATCACCGCGCTCAAGGTGTGCCCATTTGGGCTCTTCGAGCAGTTCGTGTTCGGCGTCCTCGCCGGCGGCCATCCGCTTACGCACCGCCTCGTTGTGATCGCGGATTTCCTTGAGCTTGGCGGCGATGGCCTTTTTGTCTGGCGTGATGCTTGATTTCACAGAGGTCAATTCGTCCGGAACTGCTTCTTCGTTATCAACGATCACCCGCTCACTGCCCATGGCCAATGTGATGGTGAACAAGGGGCGCTTGATCGATTTGATGTTGGCGGCTTCCATGTTGCGGCGCAGGTAGTCGCTGATCTGCGAGACGCTGTTGGATTTGACGCGCTTCAATTCGGCCAGGCGCTCAATTTCGTTTTCGATAGCAGTGACGTCGCTCTCGATATTCCGGCGCAGCATGACGATGTTGTCGGCCTTGATGTTGAAGTCGCCCTGGATCTCGTCCATGGCGTACTGCAGGGCCTCTTTCAAGCCCTCGTCGTCTGTGTCGGCCATGGCCTGTAGTTCGGCGAGCTTACCGGTGAGTGCGTAGAGTTGAGTCATGCTGCGGCCTCCGTGCCTTTTTCAAGCACAGCTTTGCGCTCCTCGAATGCTCGAGTGATTCGCGCGATGAAGGTGGGTTCGTTGCGGCGAGTTGCCTCGCGGATGTATTTCACGTTCAGAAGCTTGAGCTCGTGAGTCGTGACGGCCTTGCCGATGGTTTCGACCGCTGAGGCAAGCCAGTCGACACGCTCTTGTTTTTGGCGAAGTATCTCGGCGTCCTTGTCCTCGGCTTTTTCAAGCTTGAACTCTTCGGTAATGGTGTCGACGTAAGTCGGATCGTCGAACATGCCCATGTAGATGTCGGCGGCGAACCCCAACGGCTGCAGGCATTTACCGATAGCGTCCGTCAGCGATTTTTTCGCCGCGTCCCAGTCAGTAAGAATTTTTCCCTGCTGCAGGTAGATAAATGGCGTATGGCCGTAGTGCTGAACCGTGCATTTTTGTCCGGCGTTGCCCAGGTACCAGAGTTCGATTTTTACGGTGTGCAGCTTCGCGCAGATCGTTGGTGCCTCCGGCCACTCTTTAGTGGGTGCCTGGAGCGGTGCACCCTCGTCGAATCGATCCTCCAGGACGCTCCAGCCCCAGCCCTCACCGCATGGTCCGAAAATTTCTGTTGCCTTGCGCATTAGGTAGGTTGGCCTGATCGCAGTGCCCTTAAAGCCACCTGCGCCAGTGTATTTTTTAGTAGCGTCAGGGTCGGTTGTGTTGACCTGGTCCCAAATTCTCGTGTTCTCGGACATTACTTATTCCTCCAGCCGTCAGCACGCTTGACCAGCTCCTTGAAGGAGGCCGCGGGCAGCCTGCTCATGTATTTTTTGTTGTCGCGATACCATTCTTCCAGGGCAGCTTTGGGCGTCTGGATGGCCACGACGTGGGCGACCTGCTGTTTGTATGAGGTCGAGTTGGCGACTTGCGAGTGGAATGTCCGGCTCACCACTACGGTGTTAGTCATTCCCTGCTTGACCAGGGTGTTCAGCTCTTCCTGGGATTGAACGGCAATGGCGCCCGGATGCTTCTGCTGGAACAACCTGTAGCAGGCCTCTCTCACAAGCTCGGTGCTGCCGTACTCGACGTATTCAACGTCGGGAATTCCTGCCTCGATCTTCTCCGCTACTTCATCCAGGCGCCCGGTGTCGATCCAGGCGTTTTTGGATACCTGTTTTAAGTCCCAACCGCTGACCGTCTGGCGGTCACGCTCAAGCTGCAGGTGTTCGGGGAGGATGTCGTAGCCGTAGGTCAGGTCGGTGTCGCAGACGAACAGCGTGCCGACGTAAAGCTTTCCGGGCCGGGAAGGCAGGATGTGGCCGTACTTGGTGCCGATCACGTCGCTCATTGGTGGCTGCATGCGCAGGCACATGCTGCGGATTTCCGCTTCGTCATCATCGGTGAGGCCGGAGACGACGAATTCAACACCCTGATTCTGCCGGTGCGCCGGGGTCTCGTTGATGCACAGCACTTCGGCGTCGAACTGGTCGCTGTGCCGGAATTCAGGCACCCACTGCTTGTTGCCGTTCCAAACTTTCACGTCGTAACCATTCCGGGTCAGCACCAGCAGGGCGATTTTGTAGCCCTCGCCGAAGCTGCCGATTGCGTCGGAGCGGTCAGCCTTGGACGTGTTGCCCAGCACCAGCGTGCTGGCCTCCAGCCTTGCAAAGCGGCTGGCGATGAACAGCTGGCCGTCAGCGAAGGCGTATTCGAAAGGTGACTCACTATCCAGGGCATTCTGCACCAGCTCCCGGATGGCCTCTTTCAGGCCCCAGTGGCGGACGTAATCGCGGGAGAGCGGAAGTTCGTAGGACTTGGAACGGATGCGATCTGCAATTGCTGCGAGCATGGCGATACTCCCGCGCCATCCTTGCGGGGCGCTGTGAGGTGTTGGTTATTGAGTGATTCGATCAGCAAGGGCGCTGAGCAACATCAGAAAGGTGCAGACGGAGAGGGCAGAGAAGGAGCCGCGCCAGATGAGTAGCCGCCGGGTGCGCTGGTGGGTGGTCACGGCCGAACCCTCACCGCGATCCGCCCGCCCTTCATGGTTGCTGCAAGGCGCTTCGGCAAGGTGGCCACAGCACGCTCACGCGGCTGGCCGATTACCTCATTGAAGGGAAGGCCGAAGCCCAGCATGATCAGCTTCGACTCAACTTCGTCGAGCTGCTCGTCGATCAGCGATTTAACCGGTGCAGTGCTCATGCAGCCTCCTTGCGGTGCCTGGTGATTTTCAGCAGGCGCTGGCAGTAGTGGTTGAATTCTTCGACGGTGATTGCATCGCCGGTGAGCATGTTGGTGATCATCCGCACCACCACCGCCTGGGCGCCGGGCTCGCTGGCGGGATGCTCCAGGGCCTCCAGCGCCTCATCGATCAGGATGTGAGGGCTCATAGGTCTGCACCCACATCGTCTTCGCGCTCTTCCCGTTCCGCTGCTACAGCGTCTTCGGCGTAGGGCCGCAGTAGCGCTACAGCGATCTTCTCGACCGCCTCAATCGGGCGTTGCTGGCCCAGCAGGTCGGCGGCGTGGGCCCGGGCATCGCTCTGGCTGCCGAGCATTGCCGACAGCAGCAGTCGGGCAAACGAATCGCGCTGGTCCAGGCCGTCTATCTGGCGCTGGTTTAGGTGACCCTGCAGGACGGTGCAGAACCGGTCGAACGTCACGACCTGCGGCTGGCCGTAGCGGCGCTTCCACTTGATATCGACGCCGCACACCAGGCGCTCCGCCGAATGCTCAAGCCAGTCCGTGACCTCGTCGCTGTCGCTGACATCTGGAGGCAACTGAGCGTCGTAACGCTCCTGGCAAATATTCAATGCTGCGTTCATGGTCGCCTCCATGGTGGCGGGAATTAGTTAGCGATATCGCTTTGTGCTGCGTACCAGCCGCACTGCCAGTCGCTGGACTTGCTGTGGTTCATCGGCGCACCGTCTTGACGGGCGTCGTAGCCGCGCTGGTATTCCTTGCTGTGTTCGCTCATGGCGACACTCCAGTGTTTGGGGTTAGGCGGAACGGGCGGCGAGCATTGCATCGGCCAGCTGATACGAGGTCTCAGCGATATGGGCTGCGTACTTGGTGAACCCCTGTTCGCGAACGGTCTTGCCGAAATCCTTCTCGCGCTGCATCTGGCCCTGCATCGCCTTGGCCGCGAAGTAGTCGCGCAGGCTCATTCCAGAGCCGCCTTCGCCACTCATCCGCTCGGAATGCTCCGGCGTGCAGGGGAATGCAGGACCGCCTTTGTCTTTGTTCATGACTCTCTCCATTCGTTGGTTCACCTGTATTCGTCAACACTCATGCCTCCCGCTGGTTGCCGATGGGCGCGGGGGAGGAGTGCTGACGTAATAGAGGTGGGGAAGGGGAGGTGCCGGTCTTTCCCGGCTGTCATGGCGCTGGTTGTTCAGTCGTACAGGCCATAACTGAAATCGTGCTCGTCGCAATCGATCACCAGCTTGGCACCACCGAAGTAGAGGGCCGCAGTGAGCTTTTCCCACTTCTTGTAAATCATGAAGTTGCGGCCAATGGGTGCGCCGTCCAGCTTCGCGCTGTAGACCTCACCGAAGTCGTAGCCCCGCTCGTTCTGGCCCTTGACGCTGATGCTGATCCGATTGGCCAGCTCCCATTCGGTGCGCTTGGTACCAGAGGAGTATCGAGATGACGAACTGCGCTCTTCCGGCTGTGGGTCAAAGCAGATGTGCATGTGCTTGCTGCTGCCGATGTAGTCGTTTTCAGCCTCGCGAATAGTGATGTGCGGGCTTTCCCATTGCCCGTCTGTTGCGCGCTCTTTGTTTTCTTCGATGAAGGCATTCAGCAAATCGCTCAGGTTTACGAATTCCGGCACGATGTCGTCTTTCAGCGCATCGTCGATCGCTGCTTGCGAACGACGAAGCATTTCGCCAGTAACGCCAGAAGACTCCCACTGTGTTTTCAATGCGGTGGCGATCAGGTCGTTGTAGCGAGTCAGCTCAAACAGATCGCTCACGTTGGATGGCAGCGCATCTTTAATGGCCTGGCTGACCAGCTTGCCCATGTCGCTGTAGCTGCGGAAATTGTCTTTGATGATGTCGGTGAACATGCTTTCCACATGCTTATCGATGATTTCTGCTGGCTTGGCGCCGTCTGTGAATCGGGTTACGCCATCCATCAGCATGGATTGAAGTGTTTGCTCGCTCATTTGGTGCTCCGTGCTTGATCGGTTGTTTTCCCAATGCACCCGACCGAACTGCAGCTGGGTGCATCAGTGAAAACTTCCGCCGGGACCCGCTACTGGCGTCGGTCACCGGCTTGAATCAAATGTTCTTCCAGCCGCGGGCCTTTCGGCTTGTTCTCCCGCTGGATAACTGTTCTTGGCGCTTTACGCTGCACGCCCGGGTCAGTTGCCAACCCTCTGAACCGTTTAGGCCGGTTCATCGCTGCCTTTGAATCTGGGCCGGTGGTGATCCGGCAAGGGGTGAAACCAAAGATCGGCGGGCGGAGGCCCTTCGCAGTGGCTGTGTGTCGCTGCGATGGAGTTAATTTAGCCTCAAGCTAAAATATCGTCAATAGCTCCGAGCTAAATATTTAGCTGCGGGCGAAATTATCGCGACCCGCCAGGTCTATGACTGAGGTCCATAAGCGCTTTACGCGCCAGTTAGCAGTGAGCTATGATTTTTCCACTAGCTGTATGGATATACAGCATTTAGTCGGGGGAAATTTTATGGCAAAGAAGCAGGCGGCACTGGCAGCACAGCAGGAAATGAGTGGTATGGAGCGCCTTGCGCTACGCGTCTCATCGATGATCAATCACCCTGTCGCGCAGGCGCAGCGCTGGGTGACGATTCATCGTCTGGACACGGACGGGGATCGGGAGTGGGAAGAGGTGCTGAGCGTGATCGCTGATACCGATGAGCTCGAGCTGACGCTAAATGACGACGGCAGCGTGACGGTGAGGTGGGAGCAGCAAGAGGTCGATGTAGCGGGGAGGGTAGAGGCTGAGCTTGAGCGCGAGGAGGAGGCGGCGCCTTTCTAGCGGAGTTGCCGAGAACGGCTACTCTTAGGGAAGTATAAATGTGATAATAGCAAACAAGGTTGGTGGCTCCAAGCCATCATCGAGTTGAGTCTCAAATGTTTTTAATTTTAGGAGTCTCTGCTCAGTGTTTTCCGAGAAAGAGATAAAAGCGGTTCTTATTGACTGGCTTTTTGACAAAGGCATGGTTAATGACGCGGTTATTGTAAACGAGATGGTTGTAGCCAACTGGTCTCGACGAGCGGATATCGCCGTTGCTAATGGTCGCCTGTATGGCTTTGAGATAAAAAGTCATTTTGATACTTTGAAGAGGCTACCAGGTCAAGTAGAGTCTTTTCAGGCGCATTTTGATAAAGTCGTTATCGTTGCCGCGACCAAATTTATTGGCTCGATACAACGGGACTATCCTTCAGAAATTGGAATACTCGAGGTTTACGACGCATCGGGTCGTGCAAAAATTCGTCAAGTTCGACCTGGCCGTATATGCGAAGTTAAGGATATCTCAAAGCTCACAAGCCTAATAACCAAGTCAGAGCTGGAAAGATTTTTAAGGCAGAGTGGCGTACCATTTCAGGCAGGAATGCTTAGGTCCGATCTGGTCAGCGCCTGCGGCTTTAGAGGTTCCAAACAGCTACGATCATATGTTTTAGACTGCATCAAGCAAAGGTATAGTGGTTCATTCAGGAATTTCTTAAATGAACGAAAGGTCTGTACGACTGAGGCGTGCCTTGATCTGCTCAGCAAAAGCGCAACAATTCGGGTTAATCTCGAGCGTCAGGTTGCTATGTATAGCGAAGGGTACCATCCAGCTCGGCGCGCTGAAAAGAAGATAGACTTCAGCGCGTTGGGTGAAGGGATTGAGACTCTCGAACTTGAGATGCCTCAATCAGTGTTGATACGTCGAAAGACTCAGAAATCAAAGTCGTCGAAGTCTTCTTCGTCAGACTGACTTTTGCTGTTCAAGTCTATCTGTCGACTAATATGCATGTTAACTCGGGCGGCGATCCATGACGCGGGAGTTTTCATATTGTCGATCTCACCTTGTGCTGCTTTCATAATTTTCTTCGCTCCCCATGTTTCATCATCTGCTATCTCAGGAAATGCATCGATAATATCCTCGGCCGCTGAAATGTACCCTTGTGAATTGGTGTCCGAGCGCCGCTCAAACACCCAAGCATCGTTTAGGGGGTAATCAATTCGAGCGATAAATCTCCCGCCGGAAGTTGTATATACTCTTGAGTGGATAGATCCATGGTCGCCATAGATTACAGCCTCTCTGCCTATCGCGGCATGGAGTTTCGTCTCCATGATGTCAATTACTCCGGTTTTTCCCTTGCTATTGACATCTATAAAGGGCATTACGGAGGATGGAAAGCTAGTTGATGCGACGCTTATGATTGCGCTATCTACTTCGTCCCTGATGGAGTTTATCAAGGTCACAGTTCCGGCAAGCGAAGCGTGAAGGGTATCTCTAATATAACCTGCATCAATTATTACAAGTGCATTGTCCGAAGAGTCAAGAGCTGACAGTGCCGCAATTACGTTATTTGTCTGGCTGCTAAAACTACTAATCTTAAAAACAATTTTCCCTAGCCCGGCATTTTCAAAAGCGCGAGCCTGTCGGATCACTTGAGATATTTTTGAATCATCAGTTATTTGAATTACTGGAATTATCGGGTAATCAATTTTGCTAACGAAATTCCTCCAGTTTTTAAAATCTGAATCTGGGTTTCTAAGCTCAAAAATATCCTTGGTTAGGTAGCTCGGATCTGTGGTCAGATCTAAAGCAAAAGGCCTACCATTACAAGCTGAAATGACTTCTCTTAGAGACGTGACAGTATCAGTTTGTCGTGGCCATACACCAAGAGTGAACAGAGGGATTACGGCATCTTTACATGAGTCAGAAAGCTCCCCGAAACCTTTTACTTCAGCTGGCCGGCTTCGCAGGTTTGGATAATAGGTGTAATCGTTAAAGTCAATTTTCATCAATCATATCCTCAGATTCAATCCTTTGCTCTTTGGGAGAGTGCGCTGAAGCTTTTTTAGAGCCTGGGGTTACGCGTTGTCGAGGTTTCACGGCACTCTTCGTAGCTGTAGCTATCACATATGATCCAATTTCAGTAAGTCTATCGTTTGCATATTCCAGTTCGCCGACTCTCGCCGCTAGTTCTATTGAATTTTGCGCTTGCTCAGCAGCGGTATGGCTTAATACTCCATTTATCTCAATTAACTTGAAACAAAGTCGTGTTAGAAATGTGCCTATGAGAATTGCCGATATCCATCCAGAAAGACTTAGCCATAAATTTTTCTCCCCAGAATTTGAGTAGTAGACAGACAAAGCGATACCTGCGGCGCCCAAAAAAGTACCAGCTACGCCGTAGTAAAACCCTGCGAGCGAGACGCTATCGGAATGTGATTTTTTTTGATCTGCCACTGTGACCCTCCATGCTCTAAATCTCCATGAATTACAATCGGCTAAACTCTTCGCTCATTACGGATTAATAGAACTACGTGCGACGGCAACCCTGGCGAAATTATTTTTTGTTGTCCGATAGGGGGCATGATGCCTCTGGGCTGGTGCTCCGCATCCAGATGGCGCATCTTTTTTGAGCCAAAAGACGACTTGAGCCGGGCTGCAGAGTCTTTAGGATCGTGACTGTTGGCTGGGATTATCGTGGGGTATGGCGTCATACCGGTTTTCCATTCCACACGTAAAGCACCCGAGCCAGGATATGGGTGTCGTCCATCCGGATGTCCTCGGGGTCGTGGTGCTTGTTGTCCGAAATCATCTTGAAGCGATCCTTGCCTTTCTTCTGCAGGCGCTTCACGTACAGCATCTCGTCGTGGGAGAAGAGGTAGATCCCGTCCCCTGTGAACTCCCGGATCGTGATGTCAACAAGCAAGGGGTCGCGATCCTTGATCGTCGGGGCCATCGACTGTCCCCACCCGGTGATCATCTTCAGGTGAAAGTGTTCTTTGAAGGTGAGGCCCAGGTCGCGCAGGTGTTTGGGGCTGACCCGTATGTCCTGGAGCATTTCCGGGTATTCGTGCGGTATCTGTCCGCCGCCCATCGCCGCGCGCACGTCGTAGTGGGCAATCCACACCTCATCGCCGACCTGGCCAGGGCGAGAGAAGTCGACGGTTATGACGTTGCTCGACTCGTCAGCGGCCGCAATGATCCTGTCACGAGCCGTGCTCGTTAAACCTTTGACCTTCGAAAGCATCTGCTTTATCTGGTCCGCCGCTGTCTGTGCGGATATCTCGCCTGCGTGATCGCTCGAAGTCAGCTCTTCAGCTGGAGTTATCGACTCACCTGGCGATATGGAGTCAAACCAACCTCTGGGTAGCCCCTCGATCACCTCGATTCTCCGCGCTACATCGTCTCCCAAATTCTTCGCTGTCTTGTCCGACAAAATCTGGCTCAGGTGCGCAGGCGCCATTCCCCAGCGCTCGGCGCACGCGCCTTTTCGCTGGTTTCCTATGAGGCTGATCAGTTGCTGTTTACGAATCGCATAAATATCCATGCGGGCAAGAATGCCAGCGTTTAGCTCAATGCTAAATGTGCTCAAAGCTAAATATTCCTTGCTAGGAAATTAGCCATAAGCTAAATTTCCCCCATGTTTAAGGAGAGATCCCATGAATGACCATCTGCGTGACTGGCTCGCCAGCGCTTCAAACGAACGGCGCCAGTCAGTGGCTGCCGCTGCCAAGACGACGGTAGGGCACCTGTGGCAGCTGGCAGGCGGTCACCGAAAAGCCTCGGCCGACCTGGCAGAGCGCCTTCAGGACGCATCAGGTGGAGAGATCACCATCGCAGGTTTGCGACCGGATCTTCTCGACCTAGCGCACAAAGTCCTACGCGGCGCCGCCTGACATCCCTGTTCGCCGTTCCATTGAAGCCAGATTAGAAGAGAGCAATCCCCATGCAAACGTCCAGTTCCAGACACACCGTACAAACCCGTGATCAGGTGCTGGTCGCTCATGCCCAAAACCAGATTGCCCGCACCAGCTTGAGCCAGGACGACTTCGCCCAGGCGTTGAGTCGCGAGCTTCACCTGTCGATCCCGGATCGAGCCCAGAAGAAAGACGTTCCTGACTTCAACTCTGCGGAACTGACCGCCGACGTAAATGAGTTTGTGAAGGCTACCGGCCGCTGGCTCAAACGTGTTCAGCGCTGGCTGTCCGGCGATCAGGAAATGCCGTCGTGGCTGGAAGAGTCGTGGGTCAACGCCCTTGAGCCTGAATTCCGCGACCACTGCGTAAACGAGCTGGCGAGCCGTCACGGCCTGACCGGCGCCCGCCAGATGACCAGTGACCAATGCGCGAACAAAAGCTTCGGTGCGCTGATCCGCGCGCTGGGCGACGTGATCGACACCGGCAGCGAAGTTTTTGACGATCAGGTGATGTGCGAACTGGACCTTCCGCACTTGCCAGCGTTCGCCAAGCAGTGCCGCCAGGTTGAAGCGAAGGCGGGGGAGTTGGGGCGTAGAGCTGAGCAGCTGCTCGCTGCGGCTCGTCCACTGAAATCCATAGCCTGAATTGCAGGCACAAAAAAGCCGACGTTCGAGGTCGGCTTTTTCTACAGCGGTAAACAACTGGAGCGAATCATGCACCAACACACAGAATCGATCAATAGCCACAATAATCTCGCGCCACGTTTTTCGCAATCGCAAAACGTGGCGCGGAAAATGTCGTCTCGGGAAATCGCCGAATTGACCGGCAAGCAACATCAGCACGTTAAGCGCGATGTGGAAAAGATGCTTGGTGAACTCGAAGAAGATGCGTCCAATTTTGGACGGATCTATTTGGACACAATGAACCGCCAGCAGACGGAGTATTTGCTCGACCGGGAGCATACCGACTGCCTTCTCACCGGCTACAGCGCGGCAATGCGCATGGCCGTTATCAAGCGCTGGCGAGAACTGGAAGGTGGCCGTGTCATTGCAACCCTCCCTGACTTCTCAAATCCGGCAGCGGCTGCCCGCGCATGGGCGGACGAGGTAGAGCAGAAGCAGGCGGCTGAACAGGCTCGCCTTCAGTTGAGCGTTGAGGTGCAGGCTCAGGCAACCAAGATCCATTCCTTGGAGAACCTGTTCAAGGAAGGCATGACCCACACCCAGTTCTGCAAGGGCCTCAATGGGGTCAACGTCATGCAGGTGGGCAAGTACCTGGAAGCCCGAAGCTGGCTCTACAACGAGAGCAAGTCCGGCCTACGTCACCGTGTTGGCTCCTACGCCCGCGACAAGTACATGACCGAGCACCAGCACGAAGTCACCCCGCACGGCAAAGATCCCTTCATCTCCTACACGCCTGTCCTGCTGAAGAAGGGCGCTGCACGCCTGTACGACCTGTACCTGGCTGGCGAGCTGCCCATGAAGAAGACGTGGGACGGCCTGTTCACCCACGACAAGGCATTGCGGGGTGCAGCGTGAGCGTTCAATCCATGACCTGGGCCCTTGATCAGCGCGATATTCGTGACGCTACTGCGCGTCATGTGCTGCTCTGCCTGGCGAACTATGCAGACAAGAATGGCAAGGCCGCTTTCCCCTCCGCAAACAGCCTGAGCGAAGACACGGGCCTTTCCGTTCGTACCGTTCGCTACAAGCTCGACCACCTTGAAGAGATCGGAGCAATTCGTCTCGGTAATCAATCCATTGCTGCTGCCTACATTGACCGTCACGACCGCCGCCCGGTTGTCTATGACCTGTGCATTGAACGGGGTGCATCTCCTGCACCCGGTGATAAGCGGGGTGCAAATGAAGACACAACGGGGTGCAGCTCAGAACACAACGGGGTGCAGCTCACGACCGAACGGGGTGCAGGAGCTGCAGCCAATCCACCCTCTAACCATCCATTAACCATCAATGAACCGAAAGAGCAGGGCGCTGACGCGCCGCGCAAGCCTGCCAGGTTCGATCCGCTGAATGCCAAACCGGAAAACGTGACCGCCGAAACCTGGGCTGACTGGTGCCAACACCGCAAGGAAATCCGCAAGCCACTGACCGCCAAGAGCTGCGAGCAACAAGCCAAGGCGCTGGCGGGCCATCCGACACCGGACGCAGTACTGGTCACTTCGATCTCCAACGGCTGGACCGGTATTTTTCCTGACAAGCCAGCCGCACCGAGCAACGTTCACCAGCTCCCGATCAGCCGACACACCCTGACCGCTCCCCGCGATTACAAAGCAGGCACCAAGGAGAACGCCAATGGCACGTTCCGTCTCTGACCTCGGCCCGCACCTGGACCGCAAGTTTGGCGTCATTGGCCGGCAGCCGGCGCGCTGCTACACCCACGGCCAGTACTCAGCAGTGATGCTCAGGGGTGGCGGCTTATCGGGCTGCCCGATCTGTGCCAGCGACAAGCGCGACATGGAGGAACTTGAGCGCAAGCGCTTTCAGTTCAGGACACTGCAGCACGACGCCGCCAAGATCCCCAAGCGCTTCGCTGACAAGTCCTTCGCCGGATTTTTGGTGTCGTCGCCTGCCCAGCAAGTTGCTCTGGATGCCTGCATGGAGTACGTCGACAACTTCTCGAAGCACAAGCGGCAAGGGCGCTGCATGTTGCTCCTTGGCAAGGTCGGCACCGGCAAGACTCACCTGGCCACATCTGCAGCGAGCGCACTGATCAACGAGCACATGGTCAAGGCGATCTACCGCACTGTCGGCTCCGTCATCGGCGATATCAAGGCGACTTTCAGCGACAAGTCTGGCGAAACCGAGGCCCATATCATGCGTGAGCTGGTTGGTGCTGATCTGCTGGTACTGGACGAAGTGGGGGCCACCAAGCAAAGCGAGTTCGAGCTGGCCACGCTGTTCAGCATCATCAACGGCCGGTATGAGCAGGGGCGCCCGATGATCATTGTCAGCAACCTGTCTCCCGCCGAGCTGAACGACGCACTGGGTGTGCGCTGTGTCGACCGTATCCGCGAGAACGGCTGCATTGGCGTGGCGTTCGAGTGGGAATCACAGCGCGGCAAGGAGGGCTTCTGATGGATATCGACAAGGCAAAACTGAAGGGCTTGCTTTGGGCCGAGGCCGCGTCCTACCGGGCCGACTGCGCTGACTGGAAGCGCAACACCGATGCGCTGGATGAATTCCTGGGTGAGAAGACCCTACCGGAGGTGGCGCTGGAGCTGCTGGCAGAGAACGAGTTGGCCCGCATGCGTATCAAGGAATTGGATCTGCTGTTTGGCCGCTACCTC